GCCGAACAGATGGCTTCTGATATGGCAAAGACTAGAGCGCTTGAAACCTTAAAGAGTAAGCATCCTGATTTTACCAGTGTTGTAGCTGATCCTAGTTTCCTTAATTGGATTCAGGCATCAAAGGTAAGGACAGAGTTGTTTGTTCGTGCTGATCGTCAGTATGATTATGAGGCTGCTGACGAGTTGTTATCCCTGTATAAGGATCGACAGCAATCAGCCAAGAATACGGTTTCAGCAGAGAAGAATGCCCGATCACAGCAAGTTAAAGCTGCTACCACAACTGTTTCTGCTGGCTCAGATGAAGCGCCTTCTAAGAAGATTTTTAGGCGGCAAGATATTATTCGACTGATTCAAACTGACCCTGACAAGTATGACTCCATGCAAGATGAAATCATGGCGGCATACAGAGAAGGACGGGTCAAATAGCTAACTTTCTATAAAGGATATTTAAAATGGCTCTCGGAACCGATCATGTAATTGGTAGTGAAGTAAACACCGCAGGTTTTGTACCTGAGGTATGGTCTGATGAAATCATCGCTGCATACAAAAAGAATCTTGTTGCGGCTAATCTCATCAAGAAGATGAACATGAAGGGTAAGAAGGGTGATGTTGTTCACTTCCCCGCACCTGCCCGTGCTGACGCTACTTCAAAGTCTGCTGAATCTCAGGTTACCCTGATTGCTGAAAGCGGCACAGAGAAGACTGTCACGATCAACCAGCATTACGAGTACAGCCGACTCATCGAAGACTTTGCTGAAGTTCAGGCACTGTCCTCGCTTCGTCGCTTCTACACGGATGACGCTGGTTATGCGCTTTCTAAGCGTATCGACACCGATATTCTTGTTCTTGGTCGTGAAGCACAAGGTGGCGCTGCTACCAACGCTTACACCAAAGCCTATATCGGCGGTGACGGCAACACCCTTTATGTAGATGCCAACAATAACGAAAGCGCCATCACTGACGCTGGTTTCCGTCGTGCTATTCAGCGTCTTGATGACTCTGATGTGCCTATGGATAATCGTAACTTCATTATCCCTCCTTCGGCTCGTAACACGATTATGGGTCTTAGCCGCTTTACCGAGCAGGCTTTTGTTGGATCTGGCGAAACCATTCGTAACGGTCAGATTGGTGATATGTACGGCGTTAAAGTGTTTGTTTCGACAAATGCTACCACTGCTACTGGTGGCGCTCGTATCGCTCTTCTCTTCCATCCTGAGTGGGCTGTCCTTGTTGAGCAACTTGGTGTTCGTGTTCAAACCCAGTACAAGCAAGAGTATCTTGGTACTCTCTTGACTGCTGACACCCTCTACGGTGTTGGTGAACTCCGTGACACTTCCGCAGTGGCTCTCGCCGTTCCTGCTTAATGATGCTAACGGTGGAGGCCTAAACAGTCTCCACCATCTTTAAGAAAGGAAAATAAAATGGCTGCAACAAGTGTATCCTCTGTACGAGGCAAACAACAGTTCCAAGGTATGTTCAATGAAATGTGGACTGCCAAAGGAACGATTGACTTTGCTGAAGTTGCTGATGGCGATGAAGCCGTAGACACCATTGCTGTTCCTGGTGTTGCTCTTGGTGACATTGTTCTTGGTATTTCTGCTTCTATTGATGTTGCTGATATTGCCGTGACTGCGGCTGTAACAGCAGCTAATGAAGTTACTGTTCAAGTTATTAACACAACGGGTGGTGCTGTTAACCTAGGTTCTGCTGTCTTCCGTGTTGTTGTTGGTCGTCTGAACATCTAATTTCACTCTGCTTTACGCCCCTTCGGGGGCTTTTCTATATTGATTGCTGAGTCTATATAGATAAGCCTACAGGAGATAAAATGGCAACAATCCTCATTAAAAAGCGTGACACCACAGGAGCGCCTTCTGCTGGCGATCTAACAAACTCTGCTGGTGGTGCTGAACTTGCTGTAAATACCGCCGATAAGCGGCTCTATGCTAAAGACAGTGGCGGCAATGTAGTAGAACTAGGGACAGCACCAAGCACTGTAGACATCAACGCAGGTTCCATTGACGGCACTCCTATCGGTGCTGCTTCAGCCTCTACAGGCGCTTTCACCACCTTGTCGTCTAATTCTACGACGACACTCAACGGCACTACAATCCCCGCTAGTAAGACCCTTCTAGTATCAACAGATATTGGTACTAGCGTACAGGCATACGATGCTGACACAGCAAAGTATGATGATACGACGGCAAACTTTACAGGTACTTTGCAGAATGGCGGCTCTAATGTCGTTGTTGACACTGACATTGGCTCGACTGTTCAAGCCTATGACGCTGACACTGCCAAATATGACGACACCACTGCTAATTTCACAGGAACACTACAAAATGGTGGTTCTAATGTTGTGGTGGACACAGACATCGGTTCTACGGTGCAAGCCTATGATGCCGATACAGCCAAGTATGATGACACCACAGCCAATTTTACTGGCACACTTCAGAATGGCGGCTCTAATGTACTTGTAGATACCGACATCGGTACTAATGTTCAAGCCTACGACGCTGACACAGCAAAGTACGATGACACCACAGCAAACTTCACTGGTACTTTGCAGAACGGTGGTTCTAATGTAGTTGTTGATTCTGACATTGGTTCCACAGTACAAGCATACGATGCTGACACAGCTAAGTACGATGACACGACTGCCAACTTTACTGGTACATTACAAAACGGTGGCTCCAATGTTTTAGTTGATACAGACATTGGATCATCTGTTCTTGCATACGACTCAAACCTCCAAGGTTTTGTCACTGCGTTTACGCTTCCCACAACAGATGGCACAGTTGACCAGGTTCTAAAAACAGACGGTGCAGGTAATATTGGTTTTGCTACTGTATCTGGCGGTGGTGGCACTCCTGGCGGCTCAGACACGCAAATTCAATACAACAATGCTGGATCATTTGGTGGTGCTTCTGGGCTTGTTACAGACGGGTCTAATCTAACCCTGAACGCCCAAGGTGATCTTAGGTTTGCGGATTCCGATTCTAGCAACTGGGTAGCCTTCCAAGCACCTGCAACAATTGCTAGTAATGTCACATGGACGCTTCCTGACGCAGATGGTACAGACGGTCAGGTTATGAAAACCAATGGCTCTGGTACTTTGTCTTGGATTACACCTGCTACTGGTGGTGGCGGTGGCGGCACTTCAGTCACAGTTACACAGATTACCGCTACGGCATCACAGACAGACTTTAGCGTTACCTACACAGCAGGCCAGCTTAGTGTTTACCTAAACGGTGCGTTGCTTTCGTCTAGCGATTACACGGCAACGAATGGAACCACGGTTGTGCTTGCTTCTGGTGCGGCATCGGGAGACATCTTTACTGCGGTGGCTTACGATTCTGCGACACAGATTACTGTTGGCGATTCTAAGGTAGAGGTAACGGATACAGGATCAGATGGAACCGCAACATTTACGCTGGACAATACTGTAAGAGCAAAAGTAAACCAATACGGTATTGGCCTTGGCACAGAAACACCATCCTCGGGCATGGGCATTAAGTTTCCAGTTACACAATCCGCATCCACAGACGCAAACACGCTGGATGATTATGAGGAAGGGACTTTTACTCCTACGCAGGGAGCTGGCTTAACCGTTGTAGGAACTTTTAATTCGTGGGGTTCTTATATCAAAATAGGCAGAATGGTTACTGTTATTGTACGCTTAAATGCAACAACATCACTTTCATTTTCCTCTGGTAATGCGCTTATTTGTGGTGGGCTTCCATTTACACAACCAGCAACAAACATTCTTAATCCAACAGGTATAGGTTCAAACGAAGCTGCCAATGCTTCTGCTGCAATTCAGCCTTATTCAACTAGCGTTTATAGCCAAGAAAGTTTGTCTGCTACAACCAATTTTTATTTTTCTGTAACCTATTTTACATCTTAATTACCTACACCAGACTAGTGTAGACAGACACGAAAGGACTTACAAATGGCAATCGAAAAGCAAACCGTAGTAGATCAAATCACAGTTACAGAAAACGGCATCATCCTATACCGTGAGGCGACTAAGATCATAGAAGATGGCGTGGAGTTGACAAAAACCTACCATCGCACCTCGCTGACACCTAGACAGGACTTAACAGGCCAACCCGCTAATGTTGTAGCGATTGCAAATACTGTATGGACTGCTGAAGTGATTGCGGCTTACGAGGCACAGATTGCTAACCAAGGAGTTTAATCATGGCTATTCCTCGCAACCTAGCGAATATCGCACCTCATGTAAACGCATCCAGCACAGAAGTGGTGGTGAATGATGGCGGTGCTGACTTAAACTTTCGTGTTGAAGGTGATACAGACGCTAACCTATTGTTTGTGGATGCTGGCAATGACAAGGTTGGTATTGGTACGGGTACGCCCGGTTCGTTTGCAAGCAACGCAAATAATCTTGTGATTGGTGGTGGAACTGGGGACGAGGGTTTAACAATTTATTCTGGCAATTCTAGTGGCGATTCAGGTGATATTTATTTTGCTGATGGAACAACTGGAAAC